CAATTAAAGGATATTAATAATGGCTGTTCAAAGAATAACACATAAAAAAATTACAAAGTTTAATGAAAAGGATGGTAATTTTCAACCGACTCCAAAACCTAAAAAAGAAGTGGATGGTAATGTGATGGAAGATGATGTCTATGGTGAAAGAAAACATATTTACACACCTGAACCAACTGGTAATTTACAAATGGAACAGATGATGGGTAAGTTGATGAATAAGATAGATAATATAGGTACAGATAGTCAGACAGGTACAAAAGCCGTTGAGGTAGATATACAAAGAGAGATTGCAATATCAACGGTTGACCAAAATGCAGTCAAATCAGAGGAATTTAAAGGTAAGGTTAAAACTAAAAAAGATAAACTAAAAGCATTGAGAAAACGAAATGGCCGTTAATAGAATAACAAACAAACAGGTGGTAAATAAAGAATCAGTTAACAGAGTTGACCAAATATCAACTAAAAATACTACTATTAGGGGTAATAGTGAAACAACCGTTATTCCTGGTAGTAATTTTTCTGATAATTATTCCATAACTTTAAAAGATGTCGACACATCTATGATAAACCATGTTAAAAATATAATGAAACCAACTGTAAGAGAGGCCAATGAAGTAATTAAAATACCTGTTTATTATGGAAACGAGGAAAGGTGGAAGTCTGTTAGACAAAGAGGAGTACTAAGAGATAAAAATGGCTCTTTAATTTTACCACTCATTGTATTGAAAAGAGTTGAGGTTTCAAGAAATGAATTATCAGGACAATCTTATTCTCATGATGTTCAAAATAAGTTTGTAAGTGTTGTTAGAAATTCAAGTTGGAGTAAAGAAAATCAATACGATAGATTTTCAGTTTTACAAGGTATAAAACCAGCTAATGAAAACATTGTAACATCTATGCCAACTTATTCTGACATAACTTATGAATTCATAGTGTGGACAAACTTCATTGAACAAATGAATCCAATCATAGAGTCTTTTGTGGATTACAGTCATACTTATTGGGGAGGAGCAACAGACCTGAAGTTTTTATCAGTAATAGAAAACATATCAGATGCTTCAGAAATGTCAGAAGCTGGAGAGAGATTTATTAAGTCAACGTTCAATGTATTGACAAAAGCTTATTTATTACCAGAGTATATGAATTCCATAGTTACAAACAAAATATCAAATATGAGAAAAGAACTAGTTCCATCAAAAGTCGTTTTTGGTGTTGAAGGTGATGCAACGGATTATCAAATAAACACAGATTTAAAAACAAAATAAATTACTTTTTTGAAAATTTAATATATATTTATATATAACATAAATAAAATGGAGGTTATAATGGCGGAAGAAGTAAAGTTCACAGAAGAAGAAATGAATAAAGTAAAAGAGTTTCAAAACAAATACTTTGAAATTCAATCAAATTTTGGACAAGTGCATATAGCTCGTCTAAGGTTAGAAGAACAATTAATATCATTAGATAAATCAACAAATGATATTCAAGAGCAATTTAAAAAAACAACTGAAGAAGAGAAAGAATTCTTAAATAAAATTACCGAAAAATACGGAGATGGAAGTTTAAATCCAGACACCTCTGTATTTACACCAAATAAATCTTAATAATTGAAAAAAAATTTATTGTTTGGAGTTAAAATCATATATTTATATATGAAAAAATGCATCAATGCATGCGGTATTTTTACCTCAAAATTAATTAGGAGAACCTTCAATGGCCGAAAAAGTAATTTCCCCCGGAGTATTTACAAACGAAATAGATCAAACATTTTTACCATCAGCAGTAGCTAACATAGGAGCGGCACTAATAGGACCAACGGTCAAAGGACCTGCTCTAGTTCCAACTGTGGTAACATCATTTGCAGAATATCAACAAAAATTTGGAGATGCATTTAAAAGTGGTTCAACTCAAGTTCAATTTTTAACATCACACACTGCAGAACAATATTTAAGAAATTCAGACACTTTAACGGTCGTAAGGATTATGGATGGTGCATTTGCACCAGCTACCGCTTCTGTTATGACAAGTAGTGCAGCTGGTGATATAACAGAGGATGGTAGAAGTGGAGTTTCATTTCAACTTACAACCTTAGCTGATGGGACAATAATGAATAATTCTGACACCACTGCTAGAACGAATAACATTCTTATCAGTGGTTCTAAACATAATATTAGATATGAGGTATCCAATATAAACAAAAAAAGAGGAACATTTACTCTTTTAATCAGAAGAGGTGATGATACACATAAAAGAAAACAAATATTAGAAACATACAATAATGTTACATTAGATCCTAATTCTACAAATTTTATATCAAAAATGGTTGGTGACCAAGTTCAAACTTTAAGATTTGATTCCGGTAAACCATTTTTACAATTAAGTGGTTCTTATCCAAATAAGTCAAAGTACGTAAGAGTTGATTCAGTCAGTGAGACAGTTGATTATTTAGATGAAAATGGAACTATTAGAGTAAATGCAGCATCATCTTCTCTACCTCATAGTGGTAGTGGTTCATTTAATGGTGGATTTGCGGGAGGTGCAGATGGATTTAGTGGATTTGATGCATTGGGTAATCATAATGGAACTAGAACAGGAGTTAAACCAGCTAATTTCTATGAAAATATAACTGAAAATAATACACAAGGATTTGATCCAACAGCAGCTACTGAAGGACTTTCCTCTTATCAAGAGGCACTAGATTTATTATCAAATCAAGATGAATATGATATTAATTTAATATTAACTCCAGGTATTGTATCGAAATTACATACCACCGTGGCTTCAAAAATTATCGATGTATGTGAAGAAAGAGCAGACTGTTTTGCAATACTTGATCCTGTTCCATATAGTAGTAATGTAACTGAGGTTACGGCAGAGGCTGAGACTAGAGATTCAAACTTTGCAGCTGTTTACTGGCCTTGGATTAAAGTACCTGATACCTTAGTTAGTGGAACTCAAAGATGGGTGCCACCATCAGTAGTATTAGGTGGAATATATGCATTCAATGATAGAGTTGCTCATCCTTGGTTCGCTCCAGCAGGTTTAAATCGTGGTGGTATTGATGTTGCAATTCAGGCTGAAAGAAAACTAACTCAGGCTGATAGGGATACATTATATGATTCAAACGTCAATCCAATCGCAACATTTCCTGGTCAAGGTGTAACGGTATTTGGACAAAAAACATTACAGAAAAAATCATCAGCATTGGATAGAATTAATGTTAGACGATTATTAATTAGAGTCAAGAAATTTATAGCTTCATCATCTAGATTTCTTGTTTTTGAACAGAACACAGCGGCAACACGAAGAAGATTTTTGGCAATTGTTAATCCATTTTTGGAACAAGTTCAATCACAAAGTGGATTGAGTGCATTTAGAGTGGTGATGGATGAAACGAATAACACACCTGATACCATAGATAGGAATCAAATGGTTGGTCAATTATTCTTACAACCAACAAGAACTGCTGAATTTATAGTACTAGATTTCACAATACAACCAACAGGTGCATCGTTTCCTGAATAAATAAAATTGGAGATTTTTAATGGCAAATAAAATAGTTAGTCCTGGTGTATTTACAAATGAAATAGACCAAAGTTTCTTACCAGCTGCAGTTGGAGAAATAGGAGCAGCATTAATAGGACCAACGGTCAAAGGACCTGCTTTAGTTCCAACCACAGTTTCATCTTTTTCAGAATATGAGAAGATTTTTGGAACCTCATTTAAAAGTGGAAGTAGTTATTATCAATATTTAACATCACATACGGCTGAACAGTATTTAAGACATTCAGGTCAATTAACAGTGGTAAGAATATTAGCTGGTAACTCCAGTCATGCAACTGCTAACGTATCATCATCAGTGGACCCCGCTGTTGTGGGTGGTGGAACTCCGATGAGTGCTAGTTTAACTGTGCCAGCTGGTAATTTATTAGCTGGTGCAGGTGCTTCAGCTACATTTCAGCTACACAATGCAAATACAGTTAGTTTTGTTTTCACCGGTTCTAGTAGGGGTGATACGTTAGATCCTGTAACAGGTGTCCCAACACGAATATTTGTAGTGTCAGCATCAGGTGGTGATGCAGCTGCTAGTCTACAAACAAATGCAACTCGTTTGTCAGATGCTATTGGTAGTAGTTCTCTACATAAATTAGATATAACAGCATCAGCTGTAGCTGGAGTCATTTCAATAACATCAAGTAGAAACGGAGCTTTTGGAAATCCAATTAGTCCAGGTGGTCCTTATGATGTTAAAGATGCACAAGGACATTCACAGGCAACAAATAACTATATATTACTAACGAGTAATCTAATTACTTCTAAAAGTTTTAGTGGTGGAAGAGATTTTAATGGCCAAATTTCTGGTAGTGATAGTGGGAGTATAGGGAAGATGGAAGTTCCTTTCAAACTACATACACTTGGTGATGGTTTAATTATGAATAGTGTTGGACCAATTGGAGCGAATAGTGTATTAGTATCTGGTTCAAAGGACAATTTAAGATATGAAGTTTTCAATGTAAATAAAAATAAAGGTACGTTTGGTTTATCCATTAGACGAGGTGATGATTCAATTAAAAGAAAACAAACTCTTGAAAGTTATACAGGATTAACATTAGATCCTAATTCACCTAATTTCATTGGTAAGGCGATTGGTGACCAAGTTCAAACTGTAAGAACTGATGAAGACGGTAAACCATTTTTACAATTAAGTGGTTCATACCCAAGAAAATCTCAATATGTAAGAGTTGAAATAAAAAAAGAAACAATAGATTACCTTGATGAAAACGGTAATGTTAGAGTAGGTGCGGCTTCTGCATCACTTCCATCAGCCGCTAGTGGTTCAAACAGTGGTTCATTTGGAGGTTCATTTAGTGGGGGAACAGATGGAACTGTACAACATCCAAGACAATTCTATGAAAACGTAGCAGAAAATAATTCACAAGGTTTAGATATAAGTGATGATGGAGCAGCTAAGGGATTTAACCAATACATACAGGCTCTTGATTTACTCTCTAATCAAGATGAATATGATATTAATATGATTTTAACACCAGGTGTAATAAACAGTGTACATGGTAGTGTGGCCACTAAAGTGATAGATGTTTGTGAAGATAGAGGTGATTGTTTTGCAGTCATAGATCCAGTGGAATATGCAAAAAATATAGTGAATGCAACTGACCAGGCGGATGGTAAAGATTCAAGTCATGCGGCTATGTATTGGCCTTGGGTTAAAATACCTGATTCACAAGTCGCTGGAACTGCAAGATGGGTTCCACCATCAGTTGTCATGGGTGGAGTTATCGCATTTAACGATAAAGTAGCACATCCATGGTTTGCACCAGCTGGTTTGAATAGAGGGGTGATTGAAACTGCTGTTCAGGCTGAAAGAAAACTAACTAAAAATGATAGAGATTCACTTTATAACTCATCTGTAAATCCAATTGCCACATTTCCTGGTCAAGGAGTTGTAGTGTTTGGACAGAAAACTTTACAGAAAAAGGCAAGTGCACTAGACAGAGTTAACGTAAGAAGATTACTAATAAATGTTAAGAAGTTTATCGCAAGTTCTTCAAGATTCCTTGTATTTGAACAAAATACATCAGCGACAAGACGAAGATTTTTATCAATAGTGAATCCATTTTTGGAACAAGTTCAATCACAAAGTGGACTTACTTCATTCAGAGTAGTAATGGATGAGACAAACAATACACCTGATACAATTGATAGAAACCAATTAGTTGGACAATTATTCTTACAACCTGCGAGAACTGCAGAGTTCATAGTATTAGACTTCACAGTACAAAGAACTGGTGCGGCTTTTCCAGAGTAATAATTAACAATAAATAAGTTAATACTTTTTTATCTTTTAAGATATTTATATATAGATAAAAAAGTATTTAACTTGGAGAAATGAAATGCCAGAATTATTGGAACCACAAGATATAATGTTTACACCTTTTGAGCCAAAGCTCAAAAATAGATTTATAATGCAAATTGATGGTATTAATGCTTATTTAATCAGAGCTATGAACAGACCATCAATTGAGTCAGACGAAGTAGTGTTAGAACACATGAATGTAACACGATATGTCAAAGGTAAGTCAAGATGGCAACCATTAGATATTACATTATATGATCCAGTTGTTCCATCTGGTGCTCAACAAGTGATTGAATGGGTTAGATTACACCACGAATCAGTTACTGGTAGAGACGGATATTCCGATTTCTACAAAAAAGATGTAACATTTAATCTTTTAGGACCAGTAGGTGATGTGGTTGAAGAGTGGGAGTTAAAAGGTGCTTATA